TCGTCACCCGCGACGAGCTGACCCGCATCGGCTGCTGGGTGTACCGCACCGCCCCGGTGAAGGCACTCACGTTGGCTGAGGCCCGCGGCTACCGCAAGGGCTACCTGGCGTGCCACGACGACATGACCTGCGCCGGTGGCTGACCTGCCGTGGACCGTCGAAGGCTGGCTCGAGATGTTCACCCAGCGAACCGGAGCCGCAGCATGAACACGGCGACGCATGTGCCGAAGCGGCGTGTGCCGAACGAGCAGACGCTGCATCTCGCTAGCTGGCTGGCCTACCAACGGGTCAACGCCGGGGCCCGGCACGACTACGCGGTGCGGATGGCCAGCCTCGACAGTCTGTACGGCAACGCGGCGCACAACGCGAAACGCAGAAAGGCGACGGAGGCATCTGATGCGAGCTGACCCGCTGTACCTGCTCATCTACCTCGTGGTGTTCCTGATCGTCGTCGCCGTCCTGCTGCGCCTGCTCGGCATCGCGCTCTAACCCATGACCAGCTAGGACGGCGAGCAACCCATGGATACTCGCTGTGGCGCCCGGACCGGTGCCGGGGGACACTGCCTGTCGCGGCCGATGCGTGGTCAGATTCGTTGCTACAAGCACGGCGGCGCCTCACCGCAGGCCCGAGCTTCCGCGGACGTGCGCTACCTCGAGCAGCAGGTCCGCCGGCTCGTGCCGGCCACCGTCGGCCCGATGGAAGACCCGATCCGCGCCCTGCTGACCGTCGCCGCCGAGGCTGAGGCGTTCAAGGACGCGCTCCGCTCACTGGTCGGTGACCTGAACGCGAAGATCAGGTACCGGACTGACGGTGGTGAACAGCTCCGCGCCGAGGTCGTCGTCTACGAACGTGCGCTGGACCGGGTCGGCCGGATGTGCGTCGACATCGCCAAGCTCAACCTCGACGAACGGCTCGTGCGGATCGCCGAAGACCAGGCGGCCCGCGTGCTGAAGGCGATGGACGGTGCGCTGGCAGAGGCCGGGCTCGACGTTGACATGCAGGCTGAGGTGAAGCGTGCTACTGCCCGCCACCTCCGCGCCGTCGCCTGACTATCTCGCCGACGCCCTCGACCGGTCTGCCGCCGCATCGGACGTCTTCGCCACCCTGGGATACACGCCGACCCCGAAACAGCAGGAGTTTCACGCCGCCGCCGAGTGGGACGTGCTGTACGGCGGCGCGGCCGGTGGCGGGAAGACGATCGCGCTGCTCATGCACGCGATCCGTGCCTGCATGCGCTACCCGGACTTGCGGGTCCTCGCCACCCGCCGCACCTACCAGGAGCTACGCGAGTCGTTTCTCGACGAGCTGCTCAAGGTCGGTAACTGTCAGGCTCTCGGTGCCCGGTACAACGCCCAGGATCACGACTTGACGTTCCCGAACGGGAGCCTGATCCGGTTCCGGTACTGCTCCAACCTTGCCGATGCACGGCTACGGCTCGGGTCGGCGATCCAGCTGCTCATCGTCGACGAGGCGACGGGGCTCGACGCCGACGCCCTCGACTTCCTCGCCCAGCGCATCCGGTCGTCGAAGAAGCACATACCGACCATCGGTGTCCGTCTCGGTACCAACCCGGGCGGCGCGTCGCACGCGTTCTTCCGCGAGCGGTACGTCGAAGCCACCGACCACGGGCGCAGGGCTTACGAGGACGTGGTCGACGAAGTGTCGACCGGGCACATGGTCCGCTTCATCCCAGCTCGCCTCGACGACAACCCGTACCTGTCGGAGACGGACTACCAGAACACACTGAAGGGCATCCGCGACCCGCAGTTGCGTAAGGCGATGCGCGAGGGGTCTTGGGACCTGTTCGACGGACAGGTTTTTACGTCCTGGCGACACGACAAGCACGTGGTGGAGCCGTTCGACGTCCCACCCGTGTGGCGCCGGCATTGCGGCATCGACTGGGGCTTCCGGTCCCCGTTCGCCGCTGTGTGGCTCGCTGAGGACGGCGACGGCAGGCTGTGGGTGTACCGCGAGCTGAAAGCCGCCGAGTGGACCGCTAAGCAGCAGGCGCAACGCATCCTCGCCGAGGACGAGGCGTCCCGCGACTGGACGGTCACCTACTGGCGGGACCCGTCAACCACCGCCCGGATGGGCACCGGCACGTCGGTAGCGGACGAGTGGCGCGCCGCGGGGCTGTCGGCCATCAACGCCAACAACGACCGGCTGGCTGGCTGGGGCAAGCTGCACGACTACCTCGCCGACGCGCCTGCCTGCCCGATCCACCGCTTCTACGGCCGCAACACGTGCCCACTGCTGCACGTCTTCGCTGGCTGCACGAACGTCATCAAGGACTTGCCAGCGCTGGTGTACGCGAAGACAGGCAATCCTGAGGACGTCGATACCCACGGCGATGACCACGTGCCGGACGCGCTTCGGTACGCGATGACCGGTATCGGCGGCAGCGTCTCGGCGCCGCTGCTGGTGACGGGCAGGGCTGGCCGGTCACGGTACGACTACGACATTGCTGCGAGGCAGGTGTCGGATCAGGCGAACCTGCTCCGCGTCGAGTTCTGACTGCGCCGATATCGGTCCTTATGTCAAGCTGGACGCATATCCGCAGGTCAGCGGCCTACGGCTCGGCCGTAACGGCTACCCGGCTGCGACACGCCGAACGCGGGGCAGGGACATAACCGCCCCGAACCATGACAGGGGGCCGGCGTGGTCGACGTACACGTCACCGGCCCGATCTACGGCACCGAGGTATCGAAGCGGAACTGCGGCACCTGTCGTCATCGGTTCCAGTGGCGGAACTCTGAGCTTGGCTGGTGCGAGCGCATCTCCGGGACCGTGAGTGACCCGGACGCCTTCCTGGTCAGCGTCGACATGCCGGCGCTGTGGACAGCGGAATCGTTTTCGTGCTCGCTGTGGGAGCGCAAGCCGTGATGCACCGCAGGCATCCGACCCGGCCGATGCTCCGCTCCACCCAACCCGACGACACGGCAGCCCGCCTACGGGCCGCGGTCCTGGTCCTCGGCCTCGTCGCCGGCACGTTCACCTTGCTCGTCCTGGTCCTCATCGACCACTACAGCCACTAGACGTCGGAGGCTGGCGTGACCACACCGCCCGCCCCCAAGCTGGCCCGCAGCCTCGCCCTCGAGCAGGGCTACTCGACGAACGCCGCAGGGCTCGGCGGCTGGCCTTACGACCCGGCCGAGCACACCCCTGAGCTGATCTGGCCCTTGTCGGTGCAGGTGTACGACCGGATGCGCCGCGGTGACGCGCAGATCGCCGGCGTCTTGCGCTCCATCTTCCTGCCGTTGCGCCGCGCACCGTGGCGGATCGACCCGAACGGGGCCTCGGATGAGGTCGTCCGGCATGTCGCCGCCGACCTGAACCTGCCGATCATCGGCGACGACCACACCGTCCAGCTGTCCCGCATCTCCCGCCGGTTCTCGTGGAACCAGCACCTGCGGATGGCGCTGCTGCACCTCGCCTATGGACACATGAGCTTTGAGACCGTGTACCGGATCGACGCAGGCATGGCGTACATCGACCGGCTGTCGCCGCGGATGCCGTCGACCATCGGCCGGATCGACGTTGACCGTTCCGGCCGGCTGGTGGGCATCGGCCAGTACCCGACGATGGTTCCCGGTGTCAACGGTGGGCAGCCGACCAACGTCGACGACAGCGGCATGGTCCCGATCAAAGCTGACCGGCTCGTCTGGTACGCGAACGACGTCGAAGGCGCCGCCTGGCAAGGCACCAGCCTGCTCCGCTCGGCCTACGGCCTGTGGCTGCTGAAGCAGCGTGCGCTGCGGGTCAACGCCATCAAGGACGAGCGCAACGGCCTGGGCATCCCGATCTACGAGGGCGCTGTAGGGGAGCAGAACCTCGCGGCGGGGCAGACGATCGCCAACCAGCTCCGCGCCGGTGAGGACGTCGGCGCTGCTGTCCCGAACGGTGCCCGGCTGACGATGGCCGGGGTGTCCGGCAGCCTGCCGCGCATCCTCGACAGCATCGCCTACTATGACGAGGGCATCGCCCGTTCGGTCCTGGCGCAGTTCCTGCAGCTCGGGATGACAAAGACGGGCTCGCGGGCGCTCGGCGACAGCTTCATCGACTTCTTCAAGCTGTCCCTGGACGCTGTCGCCGATCAGGTCGGGGACGACGCGACGGCACAGATCATCGAGCCGCTCGTCGACCTCAACTGGGGTCCTGGCGAGCAGGCACCGAAGCTGGCGTCGGCCGAGGTCGACATCGAAACCGACCTGCCGCCTGACAGTCTGATCGCGTTGGCTGAGGCGAACATCGTCCAGATCGACGACGATCTGGAGAACTACACCCGGGAGCGGTTCAACCTGCCGCCTCGTGGTGCGGGTCCGGTCCGGCCTGCGACACCGCCGGGGAAGGCGTTCGTGCTGCCTCAGCAGCCGATCACCGCGTCCCGTGGCCGTGAGGTCCGGGCGGCCCGCAAGCCGCACCCGAAAGACGACGCCCTCGACGAGGCTGACCGGGCACGCACCCGCCTCGAGGCCAGGCACCGCCGCAAGCTGAAGGCGGCGTGGGGCGGGCTGGTCCGGTCGGTCGACACGTCGGGGATCGTCACCGTTCTGCTCGGCGGGTCGGTGTTCGCTGCGGCAGGCACGGACGCGGCGGTGGCCGCTACGGCATCGGCACAGGCCCGCGGGGCGCTACAGGCCGCCTGGACCGGCCCCGACGGCCGGAACCTCTACAGCGCCGTCACAGACGCGCTCACCGCCGGCTACGGTCAGGGGTCGGCCCAGGCCGCCTTCTTTCAAGGCAAAGGTTGGGACAGTCCAGCGTCGGACCGTGCGCTGCTCCGCCCGTTCGACGCGGCCCAGGCTGCTGACGGCTGGTGGGATGACACGCTGGGTGCGGTGTCCCGCCGATTCGGGGAACGGCTCGGGCAGGAGCTGGCGCAGGTCGACACCACGTTCGACACCACCGACCTGCTCGGCGTCGCACTCGACGAGCTCGGCGACGACGTGGACGCGGCGACCTACCTGGACAACGCTCTCGCTTACGCGCTGTCGGAGGGCAGCATGGACCGGTACGCCGCCGATGGTGTGCAGCAGGTCGAGTTCCTGACAGCCGAGGACACGCTGGTCGACGACGAGTGTCTGATGGCTGCGGCGGACGGGCCGTACCCGCTGGTGACAGCACCTGTGCCCCCCTTGCACTTCAACTGCCGGTGCGCGATTGCTTCTGTCTAAACCTTGGGGGAGATGTTATGGACGAGCGTTGCGCTTTATGCGCTGCCGCAAGCATCGACGACGGCAACGTGATGTGGGTCGACTCTGTAGCGTTCGCGGAGACTCACGTAGCGGGCACCAGCGTGTGTCTGCGGCACGTGCCCGCTGCGCTGCGACTACAGGTGCCGAGCTTGCCGGGCATGGCTTCGTCGTCCTACGCGCACCTGCTCCTTCCGCCAGCCGAGCCGGTGGGTGGCCCCGCGCCTGTCTGATGCGTACCCGGCTGGGGAGTGCTGATGGAGACTGTCGTCCTCCCCAGCCTGTCCGACATTGACCGGGCGCTCGACGTCGAGCTGGCGATGCTGATCCTGGCCCGTCGGGTCCGTCGGTGTCAGGACGAGGCGCTGGCCGCCGAGTGGCTCATCATCGACAACCTGCTCGATATGCGGCTTGCCGCGAGCTAGCGGTCCTCCTGCAGCCCCTCATCTTCGGCGTGAGCGCACAGGGACCAGCCCCCGCCGTCCGTCTCGGGCCAGCAGTCGCAGTACGGCTGGACAAGATGCTCCGCGAACCGTGGGCCGAGGCCGAGCCGCTTCGCCAACGTCTCGACGGTCAGCGGCACCCGCTCGGCGGTGGATCGTTCCTCGATCCGGTCGGTGATGGCCTTCGCCTTACGTGCCGCTCGCTGCTCGGGCGTCTCGGGCTCGCGGTTCAGTATCCGGTCGGCGATGAACGCCTGCTCGACGAGGCCCCCTACCGCGTAGCCAAGGAAGGACTCGGGCACGGGTGTGACGGCCTCGTACTTCCGCACTGTGTAGTTGATCGCGGGCTTCGGATCGGGCTCGCCCTGCTCGTAGTAGACGCTCATCGCCACAGCCGGTTGTAAGGCTTCAGCACACGCTTGGTGACCTGCCGTCTGACGAGCCGCTTCGGCAGGGTGCCGCGCTTCGCCGCGTTCACGTCGCCGACGGCCCTAGAGGCTAGGTACAGCCACCGCTGAGCGTTCATGTCGTGGGCCTTCCGTAGATGTCGGGGTTGTTCGGGTCGCCGTTGAGCCCTGATCCGACGACGCAGCGGTCGTCTTCGGTGCAGAGGTAGCAGCCGGTTAGGTGCTTGGCGTACTGCGGTGTCCAGCTCAGTTTCCTTAGCAGCGCGTCGAGGTCGGGCATCTCAGCGCGGCGACGAGTCACGCAGCGACATTCCGTCTCGACGCCGGCGTAGCACATGGCCTCGCAAGCCTCGTCGTGCACACGACGGCTCACCCGTTCCTCCGCAGGTAGTCCTCGACGGCGAGCCTGAGCGCGGTCATGGCTTGCTCAACTCTCGTTCAGCGGCCCGCAGGCCGTGCTTGATGGCCGCCCGGATCACGTCCGAGCGAGTCTTGCCGGTACGTTCCGCGGCCTGGTCAACGAGGTCGAGCCCCGATCGCCCCAGATAGAAGCTGAGGCGGACGCGATCACGGTTCGGCGGCGGCATCAGGCGCGCTCGACCAGCCGGCCGACCATCACGATGTCGTCGTCTTGATCAACGCTGGAAGCGTCCCAGTCGTCGCCGGTGAACTCCCAGCGGCTGGCGGCGATGACGTCACGCAGCACGGTCGCGGCTTCGTCGTCGCCGTCGAACGGGGCGCTCGTGGTCAGAGTTGCGAGTGCCTGGCCGTCGGCAGCGTCGCGGTCGGTGACGTCGAGATAGCGGCTGCCGACGACCACGGTGAACCAGATGTTGGTGTCGGTGGCGTTCATGGCTGACTCCTTCGGTTCGTTCCTGCTGACACGTATGACGTTACGCCACTGCAAGCCTCTCCGCAAGGGAAACGTCAGATGTTTCCCAACCAATCTCAGGAAGGTTCGCGCATGGCCCAGCTCGTCACCCGCCCCGGCGTCGAACTTGCCAAGGTCGGCCGCCACGGCTGCCTCACCGGCGCCTGGGACTGCACCCCCCAGTCCATCGCAGACGCCGTCGCCGCAGCAGGCGACGGGCAGTGGCGGGCACCCGTCATCAAGATCGGCCACACCGACCCCCGGTTTGACGGCCAGCCCGCCGTCGGAACCATCCGCAACGTCCGCGCCTCCGCCGACGGCCAGACCCTGCTCGGCGACCTCGTCGGCATCCCCCAATGGCTCGACGACATCCTCCCCAGCGCCTACCCGTCGCGCTCGGTTGAGGGTGTCGCCAACGAGGTGTCCGCATCCGGGCAGCAGTACAAGTTTCGCCTCACCGGCCTGGCGCTGCTCGGCGTCGAACCACCCGCCATCGAGTCCCTCGCCGACGTCGCCGCCACCTACGGCATCGCCGCCGGCCGTGACCCCCACCCGTCGACCGGAACCCCGATCGTCACCGTCCCCGACGTGGTCGCCGCAGCTGCGGACAAGCCGCACGGGGACGTGGCCTACGCCGACCCCGGATACCAGGCCGACAAGGTCAAGCGGTACCCGATCGACAGTTCCGCCCACGTCCGGGCGGCCTGGTCCTACATCAGTCAGGACTCGAACGCCTCCAAGTACACGGCGGCGCAGGTCCAGACCATCAAGACCCGCATCAAGGCGGCAGCTAAGCGCCTCGGTGTCCAGATCGTCGCAGCAGCGGCGGCACCCACCACCACGAAGGGAGCCGGCATGGACCCGGCAAAGCTCCGAGAGGCACTGGGCCTTCCGGCCGACGCCTCCAACGAGGACGTCGCGGCGGCGCTTGTCGCCGGCATGACGGCCTTCCCGCCCGCCACCGAGCCGGTCAGCCCCCCAGCTCCGGCACCCGCACTGCCTCCCGCGCCGGTCCCGGTCGTGGAGGTCGCCCCGCCGCTCGCCGACGCCCCGCCTGCGGTCCCGGTCGAGCCGGTTGCGGACCCGATCCTCGCCGAGCTGCGCAGCACCGTCGCGCAGCTCCGTTCCGAGCTGGACGCCCGCAACGCGGCCGACCTGTCCACCGAGGTTGAGGGCTTCCTGTCCGAGGCCGTCAACGCCGGGGCGATGCGCCCGTCGGAGAAGGACCACTACAAGACGCTGTACGCCGCCAACCCGACCGTGACCCGTGAGGTCGTCATGGCCCGGCGCGGCACCGTTCCCCTCGTCGAGGTCGGCCACGCCGGCAGCCTCGAGGGTTCCCTCGGCGACGACAAGCTCGACGCCGCCCTCGCCTTCCTCACCGGAAAGGACGCCCTCTGATGGCCGACTACCTGCCCGCCTACTCCGACGGCGACGAGCTGACCTTCACCGCCACCGCAGCGGTCGTCGGAGGCCAGCTCCTCGAGGTCACCGGCCCGTCCCAGGTCGCCCCCGCTGCTGCCGGCTCCACGAAGGTGATCGGCTTCGCCATGCACGACGCGGCAGCCGGCCAGCCGGTCACCACGTTCGGCAACGGGGTGTACGACATCCCCGCCGGCAACGTGACGACCGCGTTCACCGCCGGTGACCACTACAGCGCAGCAGCGAACGGCGGGGTCGCGTCCACCACGACCGTCATCACCGCCGGAGCCACCCTCGGCGTCGCGCTCACCACCGCAGCAGCCAACGCGGTCGTCCGCGTCCGGCTGCAGGGCATCGCCTGACCTTCCCGCACCACACCTGAGACGCCCGGAACCCTGGCCGGTCGTCCCAGCCCACCCACGGCCCCGCCTCCCTGGCGTGCGCCGCTCCGAGTCATGCCTGAAAGGGGCATCACATGCCAGGGCTCTTTCCTCCCGGCTTCGCACAGCTGTCCGGGGACACCGAGACGATTTCCCGGTTCCTCAACAGCCCCACCTACATCGAGCGGACGCTGCGGACCCTCGCGCAGCAGATGTTCGTCGGCGACGCGCTGCTTCAGGGCCGTGCACAGTCGTCCGGCGGCTCGGTCCTGTACGAGGTCAACGAGTCGATCTTCGCTGACCGGAACCCGCTTGAGGCCGTCAACCCCGGCGCCGAGTTCCCCCTGTCGACCACCACTCCCGGCACGGCGAACATCGCCACCGTCAAGAAGTGGGGCCTCGACACCCTCGTCACCCTCGAGGCGATCCAGCGCCTGCGGTGGAACCCGGTCCAGCGCGGGCTGCTCAAGCTCGTCAACTCGACGGTCCGCCACTTCGACGCAGTGGTCATCGCCGCGATCACCGCGTCGGTCACGCAGACGCAGGTAGCGGCCGGCTCGTGGGGTGGCGGCACGAGCAACATCCTGCTCGACCTGCTGTCCGGCGTCGCAACCATCCAGAACACGGTCCAGGGATACAACCCGGACACGATTCTGATGAACCCGACGAAGTACGCCGCGATCATGGCCGATGCGAAGCTGCAGGCCGCGTTACGCCGTGAGAACCCGGCGAACCCGGTCTACTCGGGCCAGCTCGGCATGGTGTCCGGCCTCGACATCATGGTCAGCCCGAACGCGCCGGCTAACCCGCTGATCCTCGACCGTTCCCTGCTGGGGTCGATCGTCGACGAGCGCGGGTTCGCGACCGGCACGAACTACGACTGGGAGACGGAGACGTGGCGCCTGCGGGCGATGCGTGTCTCGGTCCCGATCGTGCAGGAGCCCCGCGCCGCCGTGTTCGTGACCGGTTCCTAGACAGGAGATAGAAGATCATGGTTGAGTCCAAGCCCAAGTCCCGCGTCGTCACCGGCGCCACGTCCGGCAATGTCCCCGACGGCGACGGCGGCGTCGTCCACTTCGAGGCAGGCGACGTCCTGCCCGACACTTTGCCCACCAAGGAGCTGGCCCGCCTTGAGCGGCTCGGCGTCTTCGGGGACCCCCTCGTCGCCGACACGGCGGCCCTCGCCGCGGTCGGGATCGCCCAGGCTCCGGAGGCCGACGTCGTCCCGTCGGTGTCGCCGTTCCCGGACGGCTCGATCGTTCCGTCGGCGACGATGCCGCCCGCGCCGACGCCGCAGGTCTGACCGACCCCGGGCAGGGGCCGCCTCGTCCCGGCCCCTGCCCGGCACCATGCCTAGGAGGTAGCGATGGTCTACGTCCCCACCTCCGTCCAGTGGGCACCAACCGTCGCCGACATCGGCGACATGCTGTCCCAGCGCACCCTCGACATCAACGGAGTCGCGACCGGCACGTTCAGCCCATCCACGCACCCGACCGATGTCCAGGTCGGCCGGCTCGTGACCGACATCGCCGGGGAGATCGTCGGTGAGTGCGGCACGATCCCGCTACCGCTCGAGCCCGACGCCCATCAGGTCGCGATCATCGGCACCGCCGCCAACGTCGAGGCCGGCTTCTTCTCCGACAGCTCGTCGGCGTTCGGAACCCTGCTCGCGTCCCGCTACGATGCGGCGCTGAAACGGCTGTCGGCGGCGGCGGCCCGGTTCAATGCCGATGGCGCCGTCACCCCTTCCGGCGCCCCGGCGAAGCCGTCGTATTCGGGTAGCCCGCAGATCGGGCCCTACCTCGGCATGTACCCGACGAACTACACGGGGCTCGCGTCCCAGTGGTAGACCCCGTTCTGGCTGCCGAGGCGGCATGGCTCAACGCCGACTCGGCGGTAACAGCGGCGCTCGGCACCGGGCAGCCGATCCTGCCCTACGCCCGGCGGACAACGTCAGGGGTCCGCAGCGTGTGGCTGCTGCGTCGGCAGGTCGTCGAACGCCGCCTCGGCTACCCGCTCAAGCGCCAGGAACATCTCCTGCAGGTCCATGTCGACTGGCCCGCCGACCAGCAGGACCCGGCCGCCGTGCAGGGAGCGCTCGACACGTTGGTCGACGCGGTTGTGGTCCGGGTCCGTGGCGGGCTGCAGGACAAGACGCACGGCGGTGCGTTCTACAGCGTCGGCGAGGAGAACGCGACCCCGACGATCACCGTCACGTTCGGCGACCCGGTGGGCGCGCTCACCGCCGGCCGGCCGCTGACCGCTGACGTCACCTACTGGGCCATCACCGCCCCGTTCATTGCTTAGGAGCACCCGTGTCATCGACTACCGCCCCTGCGGCGCAGCAGTCGCCGCTCGTCGCCGCCGTCACGGCGGAACTTGCCGCGAAGCCGACCACGCTGTGCGGCAAGGTGCAGGTCAGCAACCCGGCGATGGTGTGCCTCCGGCCGCCGCACCAGGACACGACGCACGTGTCCGGGAGCCTGCCGGACAGTCTCGTCCAGTGGGCCTGAACGCCCCCCAGCCCGCGTAATCCCACCCACCGCCAGGAGGCACCGTGCCCAGGTTCCGCTACACCGAGGACGAGAACCGCACCTACCCCGGTATCGCCGACGACGCCGTGTCGAAGGGCTTCACCATCGACGCCGCTACCGCGCCCGACTGGCGGTGGGAGGACACCGGGTCCAAGGCGAAGGCGGCGCAGGACGCGCCCGAGACGCCCGCTGTCGTCACCGCACCCGACGTGCCCGACCTGACGCCGGCGCCGGTCGTCGCACCCGAGCCGATCGTGCCGCCCTCAGCCTGACCCGCACGGCCCCGTCTGATACGTCTGCCGCCCCCGTGCGGTCCAAGCAAAGGAGTTGAGTCCCCTTGCCAGTTCTCGCCCAGCGCAGCGCACTCGGGGTGGCGGTCGACCAGGGCAAGGGCCTGCTCGCCGCTGCCGTCGCCGCCGCAGGTACCAGCCTGCAGATCATCCCCGCCACCATCTCCGGGGCGCTCGTCGCCACCGGCAACGTCACCATCTACGACGGGGCGAACACCGAGACGGTCGCCGTCACGGCCTACACGCCCCCGGCCGCTGGCGCCAACGGCATCCTCACCGTTTCCGCGCTCGCCCGGTCCCACGGGTCGGGTGTCCTCGTCGCCCGCACCCAGCCGGCGAACGCCCCGACCGACTTCATCCCGGTGAAGACGTTCACCCCCAACGACATGATCACCTACCTGTCGGACCAGAACTTCCGCGGGTCGGCCGTCAACATCTACGGCCAGCTCCCCGGCGTCATCCACGGCGAGTACGACACCGGCGGCGACGTGTTCCCCGACAGCATCGGCTATCTGCTCGCCGGCCTGCTCGGCGACGTCGTCACCACCGGCGCGGCTGGCGCGTTCACCCACGTGTTCGCCGCCCTCAACGCCGGCAACGCCCAGTCCAAGAGCCTGACCGTCACCGACGTCGAGCCGGTCCAGCCCCGGGCGTTCCCCGGCATGGTCGTCGCCGACCTGAGCTTGGCGTTCACCGCAGCCCAGTTCCTCACCTACACGGCCAAGCTCACCGGCTACCAAAGTGCCCCGGCCGCACAGCCGACCCTGAGCTTCTCCACCGACCAGCCGCTGCAGGCATGGACCGGCGGCGTCACCATCGGCGGCGTGTACTCCCCGGCGCTGCTGTCCGGGACGATGGACATCAAGCGCAACGCCACCGTCGAGAACACCGTCTCGGGCCAGCAGGGCCCGTACATCGTGTGGGACGGCCCGGTCGAGGTGTCCGGCAAGCTCACCTTCATCTACGAGGACGAGTCGCAGCTTCTCAACTACCTGCAGGGCACCGCGCCGTCCATCGACATTCCGTTCACCATCGGCTCCGGTGCTGCGCTGCGCGTCGTCCGGCTCCACATGTCGAAGGCGAACTACACCGCCGGGCAGAAGATGCGGACCGGCGACAGCCTCGCGATGGACATCACCTACTCGGCGATCGCGAACACGACTGACGCAGGCGCTTCGGGTGGCTACAGCCCGGTCAAGGTGACGTTGCAGAACGCCAAGCCGGCCGGGACCTACCAGTAGGGCGACGGCAAAAGTTGCGGCCCCGCCATCGCTGACGGGGCCGCTGGACGGCGCCCTGCTTGTGCCCGTCCCTCAGGGCCGCTCGACGGCCTCTAGGCGTGCATCACGGTAACGGACTGAGCCTGCCGCGTCACGTCCCACGAGGTTGCGGCCACCCCGCCAAGACGAGGTGGCCGCTGAGGGTGCTCTGTTCAGTCCCTCCCCGGCGCTACACAGCGACCGAGCAAGTCGACTCTAACGAGCTGCCCCCCCCCGGCGCAATGACGGGGGGGGG